TTCCCTATGTGGGAATCCGCAGCGAAGAGGGGGACAATATGAATATGGCCGAAGCCTTTGAGCATGCCACCTTTATCTCTGATTGTTTCAATAATATTAGTAAAATAAAGGAGGAAGCGATATGAATGCAATAACCAGTTTTGGGCTCTGCACTTTATCAAATGAAGAGCTACTTGAAGCAGTTGATTCTCGTTGTGATGAGATGTATCAAAAAGGAATGATTCCCGATAGACATATACCGGCACGCCCAAATGAAGATTTTGATATTCTCGTAGGGGAACTGATTTTAAGATTTAGCGAGATAACTAAAAAGGAGGACAAAACCAAAATAAAAAACATTATAAAACTCGAAGTTGGTAAGAGTTATCTTAATAGAGAAGGGGAGGTCGTTAAGATTGTAGGTAAAAAAGATCCATTATATATCTACTACCCTTACATCAGCGATATAGGCACAGATCCCTTTATGCACGATGGTTTCCATTTCTTCAGCGATTTAGGCGAATATTGCGAACATTATCAAAGAAATGGTGGATATCTGTTGGAAGTTGAACACCCAAATGACTTGATAGAAGAAGTTGAACCGCAGTAAAATAAAAAGAAAACGAAATGAAAAATGAAAACATAAAACTCGAAGTTGGTAAGAGTTACCTGAATAGGATGGGCGAGGTCGTTAAGATTGTGAGCAAAGAAGAAGGCCCCTTAGATATTTTCCCTTGCCTCAGCGATAAAGGAGGTTACTATGAAAGCAATGGCCAGTACTCTTTTTATGAACATCCGAAAGACCTAATAGAAGAAGTTCCTGAACCCAAACAAACAACTGTCGGAACATTTACAATGGCAGATCAATTCTTATCCATCAAAGCTCAGGGTTGGGGGGATGATGTTAGGCTAATGCTTAAGAAAGGGGCAGAGCTTCGCGAGATGTATGATCTTATGTACATTGATGTAGAGATGAATGGCTTCACTATGATGATAGAGGAGGGAACCGATTTGAAGTGGATGGCTGTAGAATACGAAAATTGGCAGTCAAATAGAGCAAAAAAGGAGGAAACGAAATGAAAACCAAAATAAAAAACATTATAAACCTCGAAGTCGGTAAGCGCTATTTGAATAGACTGGGGGAGGTCGTTAAGATTGTAGGTAAAAAAGATCCATTATATATCTACTACCCTTACATCAGCGATAGAGGAAAGGACTATCAAAGTAATGGCATATGGCTAAGCGAATATGGATCTATGGAAGACCTAATAGAAGAAGTTCCAATGCAAACAAAGGAGGAAACGAAATGAATGATTTCACAAAAGGACAACTTACAGAATTGGCCGCACAGGTGGCAGCCGGCGCGAAGCCGGTGGCAGAGGTGTCGATAAAAAGCGATGAAGGAGATGAGTATGCAAAATACGTTCACCAACATTATCCGGCACTATTCTGCTATATCGAGGGCTCAGGATGCGAATGGGCTACCTTATGGATAATGAAATACTTCCGGATGGCCCATGTAGTAACTGAGCGCCCCCGGAATCCAGTAGGCCCCGCCGACCATTTCTATTTAGGAAAATTATTCGGCTACTCAGATGCCGCAATCCTTGATTTTATTGATGAAGAGTGGTTGAAAAGTTAGGAGTATTAATTGAAAATGAGGAACATTGGGAGTTTCTTTGAATGCAATGTGCAGTTATTGCACATTGCATTTGAACAAAACACGTCTTTTATATTGTTTTTAATGTTTCAATCCTTGTTTTTCTGGAAGTGGCTCTGAAAGTTAGGCCTAAGTATTTACTACCAAATTGTGAAATTGTAAAAGAACAGAACCATAATGAAACAATACAAATACGAACTTCAAAGAGGTAGTAGGCATCTCCTTTGCCCTATTTGTCAAAAAAAGACATTCAAACCTTACATTGAATCAGCGACGAAGAAGATAGTTGACGAGATGAAATTTGGAAGGTGTGAACGAATAAATAGCTGTGGTTATATCTCATACCCAGACAATGACGATAGCGACTGGAAGGATTATGAGCTCCCAAAAATTCCATATATAGAAAAAAAACCCGATTTTATTCCTGTCGATTTAGTCGAATCCACGTTTTGCCGCTTCAAAGAAAATGTTTTTTTCATGTGGCTGGTCGAAATGTTTGGAGGCGAGAAGGCTATGGAATTGCGGACTAAATATAACATCGGAACCGCAAAGCACGGAGGTACTATTTTTTGGCAGCAGGATAAGGACGGGAATTTTCGTACTGGCAAAATAATGTATTACGAAAAAACGGGGAAGAGGGCAAAAGATAAAAATAGTTGGTACCTTCACAACCAACTCAAAAAAGATTTTTCGCTCGTTCAGGTCTTTTTTGGTGAGCATCTGACGAATGAAGTTAGGCCGGTGGCGTTATGTGAGAGCGAAAAAACTGCAATATTAATGAATGAATTTCAGCCCGAATTTACTTGGCTGGCAGCTGGTGGCTCAAATATGATTAATCTTTATCGGTTGAATAGGTTAAAAAATCTCAGCCTTGTCAGTCCGGATCAAGGGCTCTTTGAAAATTGGAAAAATCAAACAGCATTTTTTGAGTACCGCCAAATGGATGTCAGAGTGGAAAAAGCGTTTCGGGAAGGGAAAGCAAAAAAGGGCGATGATATTTTAGATTTGTATTTAAATCAATTTGAAAACCAAAGGAACCCCTAACAGCAATAACCAACAAAAATCAACGACATGATTAACTTTGAAAAACTATGCCATGTGATGATGTGGGAGCAATACGATGGCGAAACACACGAAGACACTTTTCTACGGCAAGAGATAAAAGCTCACGAACTACCGCCGACAATCTTAGTTGACGTCGTTCATGCAAATGGTTTAGAAGGCTGGGCGAAATCCACATCGTTCAAATCGATGGAAGACTTGAAAAAAGAAATAGTTCACATTTTTAAGCTGGCAACGATCGACAAAATCAACAGCAATAAGAAGATGCAGGAACTATTTGCCCCAATCTATAACTTTTGTGTGTATGCAACCCGCACTGACCGAAATGGGCGGATCAGATCCGAGGCTTTGAAGATCGCTGAATCGGCTTGGTGGGGTGAAATCGCTCAGGCAATGTTGAAAGAAAAAACAGATAAGCTCTTCAATGTTGAGCCATGCCCGGTCAAATATGCCAAAGCATCCAGAAAAATACAGAAAATTTGGAATTTTTCAAATGTTGAAATTGATGCCTTCCGCTACTTCGTTTGCCAAACCCGGCACGCGGGGCACAACCCGTCAATGAACAAATCAATTTATCTGTGGAGCGGAGAAAAGCAGACCGGGAAGACCACGGTAGCAAGGTCGATCGCGGCGGTTCTAAATGGTGAAGAAAGTATCACTGGGGCCGGTAAGTTTGAAAGCACATTTAATAAGGAGCTTCAGATAAATGATCATGATTTACCATACGCCGCACAATTCAATTGTGTGATCCTTGACGAGGCGATGCCAAAAGATAGCCGGAAATCATACGGGCGGGTCAAATCTATGCTGACATCCAACACCTGTTCATTTAACCAAAAATATGGGCGCATCATGTCGATTGAAGCGAAGCGTTACTATCTATATACGAGCAATGAAGACATTAGCGACTTCATACAGGACAGTAGCGAGAGGCGCTTCATACAGATTAAGATGGACAGAATACCCGTTCAAATTTCGTTTGATGAAATATATAATCTTTGGAAAGATTTTGCTCAGAATTGCACGCCTGAGGACGATTGGCAAAAATGGTATAACACCTTTGAAGACGTCGATGGGTTGATGCGAAAAGATATGTCTGAGTACAAAAGTCAGATACTAAATTCTAGCATAGTTATCAACACGCTAAAAGATACGCATGAATGCTCCTTAACCATGCGTTTTTTTGAAGATCTTCTCATACGAGGGAAAGTTACACGCGATGAAAAAACAACGCTTAAAAACGCCGTAAACGAACTTTTTGGAGAGTCAAAGGATTACAGATGGAGTAAGAAGGTTGTTCTGGAGGAGCTGCTAATTTTGATTGAAAAAGACGGACAAGAAGTTGATGGCAGTGAAAAAGATCTGCCATTTTAGAAAATACATTTAAGTAGCCACATTTCCTCGGTTCGGACTTCTCCGATTATAGAAGTTCACAAATTAAACTTAGAAAAGATGAATGATAATTTAAAAGCATTAGTCTACGGAAGAAAATTGAATGCCTATCAAAAAAGTTTAGCTATTCAGGAATTTGAAAAGCAAGAAGCAGCCCAACAAAAAGGTGGTTACTCAGAAGAAGATATATTTAATTTTCTAACATTTTACAATAATTACGATGTTAGAAAAATTGGAAGATATCAACACCCAACAATGGATAATTCGTCTAATATTCACAACGAGGCTATTGATAGACAAATATTAAAAGACTATATCCAATCCCTAAAAAAAGATTAGTCAGATCTCAAAATAGCGGTTCGGGCTTCTCCGATTTTAGAAGGCCGCAAATCTAACCCATAAAATAAATAATTATGCTACTGCATTACTCAGTCCGATTCAATCAAGAAGATGTTAAATATCACAGCGAGGTTAGCTTCTATCGAGAGGTGGCAGAGGATTATAAAAAATATCTGGATGAAATGATCCTATCCTGTAAGCTTGCGCTAATAAAAAGTATAAAAATATGGGGGTACAATCCGGATCAACTCGTGTTTTCAGAGTTCTATTTTCATATTGATGGTGAAGAAATCAGATTTTTTGATTGGTCAAAGCCGTAATTTTTACTATATTTGCATTTGGTTTTGTTAGGTTTTTCATGTCGTTGTTGGGAATCGGGGTCATTTTAAGAATGGCTCCGATTTTTTTGTGTTAAAAATGTTAGTTCACGCTTTGATTCAGAAAAAACTTCGCTCATGTTCTAAAAGCAAAAAACATGATCGAACAATATCCCATCGAACCGGTTTCTTTTTAATTCCTTTTTCTTCCCGTTTTGCGGCATCAGATTTTGCAGACTCTTACATTTTTGATTGATGTTTTTGACCTGATTTTTAAGATTTCGATGTTTCAGAGGTCAAATGTTAAAAGTTTTTGCCATAAAAAACAAGACAAAAATATTAGAACATTTGAACAGTTTGGTTTAATATTCTACAAAATAGGGCATAATCATGCAAAATCCTTGCAGATTACAGACGCTTGCAGATTGGAAAAACCACTTTCTGCAAGAGATAACTATGTGGCATCCAATCAGTTAAAGGCGTTTTTGCAGATTTGCAGACGAAAACGCTAAACAAAAACTCTATAGAGGGCAATAGAGGGTACTGGCCTAACGTGTTGTATATACTTTATTTTATTATATTACTACATTATCTGTAAATAATAGGGTAACTACAACATCTACAAGGATTTAGCTCTTGCAGAAAGTGTTGCAGATTACTTGCAGATGCCTTTATTTTTCTGCAAAAATCGCTTTTCTGCAAAAATGGCGCTTTTATATGTTAATTTTGTTAATTTGTGTTAATATGCAGGCGCATCAATTTTACTTGCCCTCAGATTTTGCAGTATCGAAACAATTAGTATCTTTGTGTCATGCAGTCTGAGTTTAGCGACTCAGTTAAATGAGGGTTCTACGTCCCTGCTGCTTTACTTCTAACACGTAGAATAAAACGTAGTGAAATGAAAACATCCGTAAACATGATCAGCCAGATGGAAAACTCAGAGCCAAAAAAGACACTGATTAAGTTTCTTAAATATTGGAAGAAAGGAAATAAAAAACAAATGCATTCCAGAACCTCAAAAACCTGGCAATCTTTGTATGGTAAAAATGCTTTTATGGGAACCGGGTTAAGATCATTTGAAATAGATTCGGAAAAACAGAACGGCCCGGTATGCGATTTTAAGATTAAATTAAATGACGAGCCGCACACCGTTAGGCTACTTTGCGAGACGGCAGGATACAAAGCAGATGTGAAAGGTATTTGGGGGGTATTCCCAGCGAGTTTCAGAAAAGTGAAAAAATAGTTAAATGGAATATAGAAAAATATCAGAATTAAAAAAATTACCAAATAATCCTCGTGCAATAAAGTCAGATGACTTTGATAAACTTTGCACCTCAATACAGAATAATCCTGAATTAGATCTTTCATATATGGAAGATGAAATACAAAATTAAATAAATGGCATATAATAAAAAGAAAATATACGATGGTGCAGTAGCTGCGATAAAAAAAAATAACCTTTTTTTTATTGAAGACATCGTTGCTTTTATCCCATGCAACAAAGATACATTGTACAGATTTTTCCCAGTTAATTCCGCTGAATACGACACCTTAAGGGGATTGTTGAACGAGAATAAAGTCAAAACAAAATCAGCTATCCGAAAGAAGTTATTCAAAGGTGACAAAGCTGCTGAGTTGTTGGCACTCTATAAAATCATCTGCACCGATGAGGAGCGTATTAATCTGTCAACCAATTACAACCGAAATGAGAATCACAATACCGACGTAACGTTGGCGGACTTGCTTAAACCTTAGATATTTCACACGACATATTGCACATGATAAATAAATTAAGTAAATTTGATTCACTTTAAAACAATAAACCAATTATTAACGCCGAATTGCTCGGCACAAACACAATGCTAATGAAGTATTTTTTTATGTTACTATTCATGATGGTAACTTTCGCAGTGTTTTCTATTCCAGTTGACCAACCGCCTGACGACAACCAGATTATAGAAATTACACAACAAACCGATTTTGTTTGCCCGGTGGTAATCGAAGAGCCTATTTTGATGGTATCAGAAACGATTTACCAAGCCAACGAAATGCTGACTATTTTAACGTCCCTTAATAATGAAGGAGATGTTCAAAAAAGAAAGGCGACAACTACACATTTAAAGAAATCCGGTACTGAATTTTACATTGAAACTATTTCTGTTTTTAAACTTAAACTTAAAGTAGACAATACTGTAAACGGAATTCCGCGAATAAGGAGTCCCGTGAAAAATATATAAGAATTACTTTAAAATTAAAAACACTGTTATGATTAGCAGTGTTTTTTTTGTATCTTTACATTCGGAGTTTCGGCTTAGCGGCTGAACGTAAGAGGTTTCTACATTCCTGCTCCGTTTTTTAAAATAATGTAGAATAAAAATGTTAGTTATGAATCAGATTGAAATTTGGGAGGACATCGAGAATTATGAGGGGCTTTATCAGGTTAGTAATACCGAAAAAGTAAGGAGTTTGCCCCGAACCATTAAGCACAAGAATGGTGCTTTGATGCCATTTAAAGGTGGGATAATTAAGTTCAGAAAGGATAAGGATGGATATTCAATCTTTGATTTACACAAAGAAGGAAAAGCCAAAACCGTAAGGGCGCACAGAATTGTTGCGATCGGGTTTGTACCTAATCCATTAAATAAACCAGAAGTAAACCACAAGGACGGTGTTAGGACCAATATAAAGCCGGAAAATTTAGAATGGGCAACCCGCTCAGAAAATAACTTACACGCTTTCAGAGTGCTTAAAAGAAAACCAGTTTGCGCTAATACTGGCAGAACTGGATATGCGAACAAGAAAAGTAAGCCAGTTATTCAAATGGATTTACATGGGAAATTTGTAAATGATTTTGGGTCTGCTATGGAAGCGATGAGATTGACTGGTATCGCACAGGGATGTATTTCAAGGGTTGCAAATGGCGTTCAATATCAAACCGGAGGATTCACATGGAAATATAAATCTGAATATGGCAGTAGGTGAAAAGGATATAGAATTATTCAAATCAAAATTTAAAGAATGGCGTTCTGATTGGGTTCAATTCACACATGATGTTTTAAGATGCAAACTTGATGAACAGCAACGAGAAATATTATACTCAATCCAACACAATAGGCGCGTTACTGTATGCTCTGGGACTGCTCGCGGAAAAGACTTCCTCGCTGCAACGGCTTCTTTATGCTTCCTGTACTTGACTCCATATTGGGATGATGATGGTTTATTCCATTCAGCTACGGTGATTAACACGGGGCCGACCGACAGACAGGTGAAGAATATTATGATGAGAGAAATAAAATCTCGTTATAGTGGTTCGATATTACCCAAATTAACATCATTCGGTTTTAATTCAGGTCGTTTAGTTGCTGATGGCATAAAGTTTGACATGCCCGATTCACTGAGAGGCAAAAAAGAGTATGCTAATATTGAAAAGTGGTACATGAATGCTTTTAAGTCAGATAACAATAACCCTGAATCTTGGACGGGGCTTCATAATACTAATATTTTTATTGCCGTCACTGAAGCCTCAGGAATAAATTCTATGATATTTGATTCAATAGAAGGAAATTTACAGGGGAACTCCAAACTGTTATTGGTTTTTAACCCCAACAATACAACAGGAGAGGCTTTCAATTCAATGCGGGATCCTCAATACAAATCTTTTAGGCTATCTTCATTAACAAGTCCGAACGTCATACTTGGCCAAAAACTGAAAGATGGATTGATAACCGATTCAGAGTATAACAAACAATCATTTCCGGGCCAGGTTGATTGGGAATGGGTGGACGAGAGGGTGCATAAATCTGGTTGGACGCTAAGAATAAGAGAAGATGAATTTGATAAATCAAAGCACGATTTTAAATTTGACGGTAATTGTTATCGACCCTCAGATGTTGCAAAGATTAAAATTCTCGGAGTTCATCCCGAATCTTCGGAAGACACGTTAATACCGCTGGCATGGATAGAATATGCTCAGGATAGATGGATAGAACAGCAAAAACCAAATACAAAAGGTATAAGAGGCGCGGACATTGCTGGTATGGGATCGGATACTTCTGTATTTGCAGATCGTTACGATTATTATTTAGATAAAATGCAATCTCCGGCCATTTCCGATCCAAATACCTTACACATGCAAATTACTGGGCGTATCAAACAGGATTTAAGTTTATTTGATTCGGTAATGATTGATTGTGTAGGAGAAGGGGCTGCAATATTTAGTAGGCTGAAAGAGCAAGGATGCAATAACGTTTATAATTTCAAAAATTCATACAGCGCAAAAGGATTAAAAGACAAAACAGAAGCTAGAAAATTCCTTAATATGCGAGCCTATACGCATTGGGCGATGAGAGATTGGCTTGACCCCCAATTTGATAGTAAAGCATGTTTACCGCCAGATGAAGAACTAAAGGCTCAATTAACGGAAATAAAATATAAAATACGCTCAGACGGGGCTATCCAAATTGAAGAAAAGGAAGAAATAAAAAAGCGGTTAGGCGTATCACCAGACAAGTCAGATGCATTAGCTCAAACGTTCGCCCCGATTGACAGATTAATAGCAGCAATCGAAAAGAAATATAATAGAGTTCGCCCGGGCCGTTTTGGGGGGTGATAAAATAAATTATTATGAAAAAGAAAAAGATTAAAATACCAATTTACTCTGGTGAATTAACCATTATTCAAACAGATGACTTAAAAAAAGTAAGTGGTGAACTACTCACCCACGCCAGAGGCGATGGGATGGGCTTCGGGTTTCATAGAGTATGCGTTATTGCTAACGTCTAATTTCCTCTCCACCTTCGTAATCGCCAGTTCCTGACGATATATTTTCAATCCTTCTTTAAGAATGTTCTTTGCAGCGTTTAAGTCACGGTCTAATTTATGACCATTCTTGCAAGTCCATTCTCTAATTGAAAGGTTTAAGTCTTGGTTTATCCAACCACATTCACAACAGATTTTCGATGATGGATACCAACGATTGATTTTAACAATCTCCTTATCGTTCCAATCTGCTTTGTATTCCAACAGCCTTACAAATGTTCCCCAACTTGCATCTGATATATGTTTGGCAAGTTTATGATTCTTTACCATACCCTTTACGTTAAGGTCTTCCAAACAAATTATGTCATAATCTGATACTAATTGATGAGATACTTTGTGTAAGTTGTCCATTCGTGAATTAGTTATCTTCTCGTGAATTAAAGCTGTTTTTCGTCTTTGTTTTTCAAACGAATTACTGCCTTTTGTTTTACGAGAAAGATGTTTTTGTGCTTTCGCTAACTTTCTTTCATATTGTTTTGTGTATCTATTATTCTTAAATTTTATTCC